GTACTTACTAATTGTGCTTTCATATTATTTATTTTTAATATTACGAAAGAGAGCAAGAGTATTAACTGTTATGGCAAAATCGCCTTTATGCCCTCAATCGTAATAACTTGTTTTATTTATTCATTTGTTTTTTAATTATCTCTTTAGCTCCTTGCCAAGCATTTATTTGGCTCTGCAGTTTACCTTCTTTATTTTGAGTATTGCTTTTAGTGTTAGACTCCCACGTCCTTATAGATGCTCTCCAATCTTTCATAGGATTCTTACCAACCTTCCAACCATTACTTTCATAGAAGTTATAGAACTTAAATATATCTACCTTATTTTGTCTCTCCTGACAATATAGCTCTAATTCTTCCATAGATGGCTTTTTAAAGCGTTTTAAGGCAGGTTTAGCAGTTTCAGATGTCTCAGTAAGGTTTACGCCTTTCAAGTTGTATAAGTCATATTTCTCAATTAGCTTAATAACTGCTTGATGGGGTCTTGAGTTAGCGTTTAACTCACCATACTGAAACTCTATAAACTTTGGAACAAACCATCTGTCGCCTTCGTCAAAGATTCTTATCTGAGACGCAAAATGTTTTATAGCTTCTTTCTCGCTAATCTTACTACCTATTCTTATTGAGGCTACCTCAAAGTCTGTTTCCCATACTCCTGCGTGGTTACAATCGTCTAGTATATATAACCATAGCAATTTGTATTTAGTGGGTAGGTTTCTCATAAAACCTTTCTTCCACTTATCTGTGTCTGTAAATCTCTTAGCCATATTATTTATTTTTATAGTGACTTAATAAATGTTGGTTTACTATTTGTCTGTGAGCCATAGAACCATCATAGTTATCTGATACATCTTCATAGTCATCAAAGTAATCTTCTTGACAATGTACAATCACGTCGCTGTTACAGTCTGCGCAAAACCTAAATTCTTCACCATACTCGCTTTCTTTTAGTTTGCCATTACAATAGTAACAAGCCTCATCACCATACTCATCTAATATAACTTCTGATTCTCTGTTTCTGTCATCAAACCAATAGTTTCGGTTAGCTCCTTGAAAGTCTCCCCAATCAAAACTATTTTGCCAAGCATTTTTGTATACGTGTTTATACGTAGTACAGCCTAAGTCGTTGACAATGTGCATAATCATATCAAGGCAGTTGTTAGCATCGTGAAACTGCACAACCTCTTTGTCTGAATGTGGAGCATAGTAACCGCAAGACATATTAGCTACAGATACACCTATACCGTTCTCGGCAAGCTGACCTACATCTGTGATAGCACCTGATGATTCTTTGTAACCGTACTTGGAAATAATAGGTGCAACATCTTCTGCAAAGCACATACTGTATAGCTCGCCACTAATAGAGTTGACAAAGTCTGTGTTACCTCGCCTGTCACCTTGCAGGCAATAACCTACGTCTTTGAACCAAAACATATTAGCTTGTGAGCTACCTACACAGCCTATTTCTTCTGAGTGAAAAAATACGCACTTAATAACATCTTGTGTAAGTAACATTTGTAATGCAAGCCATACACCTACCTTGTCGTCACCGCCTACACCTACTTGTGTGCCTGTGTCTGTGCTAAAAGCAAACAAACAGTTGTTGTCGTCATAAACCTTGAATGATTTGTGAATGTCGTGTACGGTATCGGTATGTGCAACAATACAAGGATATACATCTGAGCTACCTTTGGTTACATAGATGTTGTTGCTGTCTATTTCTATCTTAGCTGAAGGAACATTGGTAATACAAAAGTTAATAATGTATCGTATCATCTGCTCCTCTTGACCGCTAGATGTTTGTACTGATAGAGTGTCAATGAGTAATTGCTTGCGCTTGTGTAGTTTTTTTGTCATAGTGTTTTTGTGGGTATTAGTTAGTAATTAGTTAGTTATACAAATATAAGAAAAATATACGTTAATAACAAATAATTTATATGTTATTTTTAGATAATTTAAGAGGGGGCAAAACATTTAATAATCGGTTATTGTTCGGCGTCGTGCCAACCCCCTCCTAATTAAAATGGTAAATCTTCTTCTGTATTTGTATTATCTACTGAAGTAGGTTTTGGTGGCTCGTAAGTATTTTCATAAGCATAGTGCGTTGCTCCCTTCTCAGAAACCTCTCTACGTTCTGCTATTGTAATATTTACCCAACCTCTCTTTGCAATCTTTTGCAAATCTTCTACTTTAAAACTTGCATTAAACAAGTCTCCATATTGTGTAGTAACTTTCTTGATACTACTTGCTACATAATTTTTTTCTGACATAATTTATTTAAATTTATATTTAGACATATCATTTCTTATAATAACTTTTTCTCTAATCTTAATCTCATCTGTAGGTTTCTTTAACCTCTTTTTATATTCTATTAAGCCGCTATTTTTAAAATAATTTTCTAAATTTATTAGGTTTTTTTTATTTATTTTATCTTCTTCTTTTTGAGCCATAAGTTCCCTTATTACACTCTTTCCTTCCTCTGTCATCTATGTTATTCATTTTTAGAAATTAGAGAACCTATTGCCTTAAAGTTTTCTTCTCCTTCTACTATTATAGGATTAGATTCTAAGTCAACCTCTACAATGTCAACAACATCTTTGACGTCAATATTAAGATAATTAGCTAGCCTTTGCATTTGATAATATCTTAAGTAATATGGCTTCTCTACATACTTTTCTATAGTTGAGCCTTTAATGTTTAATATTCTTCCAAACTTTTGTTTAGATATTCCTCTGATTCTTAGTATAGCCTCTAGCTCGTTGCGTGAAGCCCTTACTTTTTCATAATTGTTTTTCATCTTACAAGTATTTTTTTTTATTAATAATCGTTTTAATTTTATTTTTTGGTACTAAAAAATTAGTTTGATTGTCTTTATAAAACTTTTTAGTATCATTACCTAGCAATCTCATAATATCATCTTCTATTAGTTCTCCTAAATACTTTTCTCCATACCATACTGAGTATGTAAAAGCTCTTGAAGGGTTTCTGATTATGCTAACTACTAAACATTCCGTTCTTGACGAACTGTTTGTATTGGTCTTTGGGGTCTCTTTTAATTTCATTTTCTTTTAGATATATGATTAGTTCCTCTGCTTCTATCTCGCTAAAATCTTTATCGTAAATTCTACTTGATATTTCTTGTTGTTGTGACATTGACAAAGGTGTTCTTCGTAAGAGGTCGTCAATGAAATCTATCTGCCAATATTCTGCTAGCTTAGGTTTTCCATCAACAACCTCATCAAACCAATCATCATTCATTAATCAACCATTTCGTCTTGACCAAAGACACCTTGCTCAAAGAATCCTGCTATCTTAAGAACAACTCTTGACATAGCTCTTTTCTCTGCCATAGCAACAGGAAACTTTTTACCACCTCCCATTAGGTTAGAATCAGATGCTTCGCCAAATGACATCATATTTCTAGTTAGTTTACCTTGTTGTAAACTTGCAGTAGCTGTCGTAACTACCCAATCTTTTTCCATTACAACAGGCTCGTAAGCTACTTGTATATTTTGTTTGCTTACTATCTTGTCTATACCTGTTCTTGTGATAATAACAAAGCCTCTTTTATCTTTGTATACATCTTCTTCTACGAAGTTGTTCTCTAAGAATAGTCTTCTTAAAGCATCTGTCTTAGTTTCTTTAACTTGAGGTTGTGGTGAATTGTTTTTTATTTTTTTCATATTAGTTTTAGTTTTATTTAATTAATTTTAACCAAATGGTATGTTAGCCATTTTAGTTCTGTATTCATCTGCCTCCGCTTCTTTCCTATCATCTATCATAAGATTTCTGTAATCATAATCCATAATAGGTTCATCAAATTCTTCGTTACATCTACAACAAACGTAAAAACAAAATCTATCAAAATCTTCACGTTCTTCGTAATCTGTGCCGCAACAACTACTTACTTGGTATGCCATATTTAATGTGTTTTCGTTAATACTTAGTTAGTTAATTTTTAGCAAAGATACAGCTTTTTTTACAAATACCAAATAATTTGTAAGTTTTTTTTAAAAAAATGGGATTTACTCTAGTATTTATCTTTATCTTTATCCTTATCTTTATATTTATCTTTATCTTTATATATAAGGGTATTAAATACCCTATGTAAAGGGTTACTTAAGGGTTTAAGATGGCCAAATTATTATCATTAAAAATAATGTGTTAGTCTTGCTACTTGACCGCTTTGTTTATCGTGAACAAAAGCTTCGCAGGCTTTGTATGCGCCGCAAAATCCTTTGCGTGAGTGCCAACTATCTGCTGACGAAGGGCTTCTCATATACTCAACAGTTACACCAATGTAGTCTTTAGCGTCTAACCATTTGTGTTTTATTTTGTGATGTAAGTGATGTAAATACCAATATCTATATTTACTTTTACTCCACATTTCAGGTCTTTCTTGCGCCATTAAAAGAGGTAGCTTATCCATCTTAGCTCCGTCTCCGTGTTCTAAACCAATAAGGTTATCGCCATAAGCATAATATTTTCTGTTAGCTACGCTTATATCAAACTCTACATCTTTAGCTTTTCTAAACCAGCTTTTGAGAGTGTGTGCTAAATGAAATCCTGATTGATAATCGTGATTACTCATACTATGTATAACATCTACAGGGGCTATTTGTCTAAGGGTTTCTATACACTTGACATAGAGCATCAATGCTATTTCGTAATGTTCCCACCACTTACCATCTGTATCTTGATGTGTTCCTTTGGTAGTTGTATTATACACATTATCAATATGTAAGACATCATTACCTATACAAAACATTACCCTGTCAATATTAAATCCTTGTGCTTTTTCTATAAGACCTTCTATACCTTCTAAAACACGCATCACAGCAGTTTCACAGTCATATTTCTCTCCTGTTTCTAACTCACTAGCATACTTACCTATATGTATGTCAGCAGGATTTATGACAAGAAGATGATTACCTTTTTTTCTTTTTATAGGAGTATAAGTAGGAGAATATTCTTCTATGAAGCTATTTATTTTTTTAAAGATTTGGTTCTCACTTAGACCGTAATCTTCCTTTGTGACGATAGAGAATCTTAATTCTCCACTCATACTTTGCCAATGCTTTACACTAACGACATCATTCTTATCAATTCCTCTTTCTTTTAAGTGTAGGTCTAGCGCAGTATTTCCATTAATGTTTTCTAAATTATTGCCTCTGAACTCATTAATAAGCTCAACTTCTTCGGCAGAAAGTCTTAATCTTTTACCTTTTAATTTTTCAAGCATAATTTATAATTTTAGTTATAGTAAATATAAAATAAAAAAAAGCTTATAAAAAGAAAGAGTGAGAAGTTATTAACCTCTCACTCTTAATTACTGCTAACTAAAACCCACTATGAAAACACTCAGAGAAGGATTACAAAGTTAACTATATTTATTTAAAAAGCAAATTATTTCTTTGCTTTTGCGGTATCAGCAATACCTTGTCCTAAAACTAAAGCTGCAATACTCATAAGTATATTGTTTACTTCTGCTTCGTTTAAGCCAAACTGCTCACTTAAAAGCGTTGTAAGACAACCAATTATTGTATACCAAAATTTCTTACTTTTAAACATTGTACCTATCAAAAACTTTTCAAAAAATTTATTCATTTTATCTATTTTTAATTACTAATTCAATTTTATTTTCCATCTTATTATCTAAGATTGTTTTCATTAAAAGGTTATGAGCATTTGTACTTTGGTAAATAACATCCTCACCTCTCATCATACCTGTTAATATACAACCTCTACTATCTTTTGCAGAATTACCACGATGAAACAATATGTATGTTCTATCAGGAACATCTTCTACAATTAAGTGTGTATAATCTCTGCTAGCACTTTCTTCAGCATATCTAACCCTACAATTATACACGCCTTTTGGCACGCAAGATATACCTTTTTGATTGTTTTTCCAAGGAAGTTCTAATGTATGTGCTATAAACTCTCCATTAAGGTAAAGCTTACCTATAATAGATTTGTCGCTAAATGTATCTCTTATAAGAAAAAGATTACAACTATTCATTAAATACTGCGTAAATTCGTACTCCTTTTACCTCAGCTATAAGCTTTTTAGTTGCTTTAACTTCTTCTACTTTATCCATATACTTTGGATTTTTAGAGTTTAGTTTTCTTTTTTTAGGCATATTATGCTGTTACAACCATAAATTCT